TTTACAAACGGACAGTCATGATAAGACTTCCAAGTGTATGAAGTGTTTGTGAGTTTGTCACGCCGATGTTGTAAAACTTTTAAACGTATATTTTCAGGTAGTTTATCAAAGAAATTTGATGCAGTCTCTTTTACAACATAAGGATGCTTACTCATAAGTGCGTATGGATCCAGCAGCGGCGCGTCATGATGAGAAAATATAAAGTGGTGGCTGTTTGGATAACGAGCAGGCACATAATACATGCGTGATAGATCCTTTGTTTGGGGGTCGCCTAATGAGTTGTATTCGGTGTTTAATGCATACCAAAAATGTTTTATGCTATCAGCTGGAACTTCGCATGTGAGTGGAAAAACAACTCTAAACTTTGGCTTTTCAACAGTGCTGCTTGCTGAAGAGTAGCAAACGAATCGAGCTGTTTTAAACCCGTCTACGGCGTCTTCAAAAGAACCGCTATAGTCGTCAACATCAAGTGCTGCCCATCCGCCCCAAGAAACTACGTTTGCGTTTTTACGCGTTTCATTTTCAATAAACCGAGCTGGACTAATGAGAGGCGAGCCAGTACGAAACTCTCCTTTTTTAGGCTTGTATCCTGGCTGCTCACTTAACTTATACAACAGCTTTTCAAAGGCGTCAACACTGTTAAAGGTCATGCGACGCTGAGTCTTGTTATCAAAAATTGACGTAAATATAGTAAGACTGTATTGCATTCGAATGTTATTCTAATCTATTTTAGACTAGATGTAAATGTTTTTATAGACCAGTTAGTTTACCATGATTGCCGGCATGAGACGGTGCACACCACCCTTCAGGTTTTACAAGGTCTGGAAGCCCTAGTGGGTTTGGTCGAGACTCTTTAATTCCAACGTGTTTATTCATGTTTGCTGAGTGAACTGCACTCCATGCAGAGTATGCATTTACTCCAAACGCGTCGAGTGTGCCTATCGCGACGACACACAAGTCAATAAGACCGTCAACAACTTCTTCTGCGTCTATTTGCTCGCCACTTGCGGCTGCCTTTGTTTCGTTAAGTTCTTCTTCAAGAAAATCCAAACGAAAGTTTAAAAACTGTCTCAGCTTTTCAGCGTCAAAGTTTTCGATTGCGGAGTGCACTCCATACTTTGCATGCATGTCATAGATGTCTTTTACCCAATTTGTACTCATATGTGTATATATCTGATTTAGTTAAAGAAATCTTCAAGACTCGCAACTGGAAACGCTCGCCAATGAACTGCATCAAGTACAAGCTGAAGCGGGTCAGAAAAGGTTTTTTCAAAAAGTAAGTCACGATCTACCCAACCTTCTAGTTCAAATTCTGGAGGCAGCGTGTCAATAAAGCCAATGACATTTTCGCCAGTGGGATTACCCTTTTTAAGGTAGATATATTTAATCTTGTCGCCACCCTTGATAAGGTGATATTGCTGAGTCAAGCCATGTTGCTTTAACAGCGAGTTGTACATAATTGATGCTCGACTGTTGATTGGCGTACCACTTTTATATGGCACCTTTATTCCATTCGCACCAACCTTTTGCATCCACTTATTGATATCGGACACTCCTCTAGGAAACGCCATCTTTTCAACTGGATAGCGATCAAACACTTCACGAAACTTTGAAACTTCAGATTGAATGTCAGACTCTGAACCTGTAACCAAAATCTTAAAGATCTTTTTAAACTCTTCGCGACAAATTTTAGGAGTGCTACTCTTGATTGCTTCAATGCCCTTCATCACAATCTTAGGTTCAGAGTATTGCACGCCTTCGCTGGACAACACGTTTAGGATATATCGCTTTTTAGCAGTAAAGATTGCGACGCTGCTAATCTTTTCTACTTTCATAACCATCGTGTTTTTATACGTGTTTGTTTTGTAAGACAACTTTTCGTATGCGCTTTGAATTACTGGTTCAAGAGCCTCCTTACCAAACTTAATTAAAAATGCATGGGCGTCTTTTGGGTTGCATTTTTGCACGACGTCTGAGAGGTTAATATAGATTGAATCTGTGTCTGACGCAACGATACGATCCTTAGGGACGTCGTCACCAAGAGCCTTTGCCAAATAATCGTTTACGGCATTTTCTGCGGTATGAATTGCAAGTTGGCCGGACAACGTGATGCCTTCAGCAATATCAAGGTTAAAGTATCTGAAATACTGGTTTGCTGCTGCACCATAAAGACTGTTAAGAAGAATCTTTAAACACATCTGACGATTACTTGCCCGGTCAATCTCAATTTGAAGGGTGCGATATCGCGCAGACTTTTTATCAGTAAGCTCTGCTTCTTTCTCATAATCAAGCATCTGACGCTTTACATCTACGCGCTGGTTGTATAGCTCTTCAATAATTTCTGGGAGAATGCCTTGCTTGTCACGACGAAAACATGCTCCGTTTGCTGCGACTGCGAGGTTGTCTTCTGGAGCCCACATCTGATCAGAGTTTAAAATTTTATCTTCTCCGCCATTTTGAAGCGCCGGCACCTTCATATGAGGCACAATTGTTTCAGGACTCATGTTGTACTGAATAATAAGGTTTGGATAGAGACTATTAAGGTCAAAGCTCATAACCCACTCGTGACGCCCGACCTGTGGGTCTTTAACAAACCCGCCGGCATAGTCGGTTTTAAACGACCGTGAGTTTGGCGGAATTGCAATCTTTCGACTCGCGAGTTTTCGAAAGATGATGCTGTCCCAAATTGCGACTGTACCAAGCGTGTCTCCGTAGTTTACGCCACCGAAATATGCAAGCGTAAATACAAGACTAATAAGACCAAGCTTCGCTTCCAGCCGCTCAATAAGTTCAATGTCGACAATGTTGTAGTCAATAAATTTTTGGTAGTCGCGCTCATAAAGTTCAGTAAGAGTGCCATACTCGCTATAGTCAATCTTGTTTTGTCCAAGCACAACTTCTGCAATAAAGTCAAGGCGATATGACTCTTGTGCGCCATATGTATTTGCCGCAAACTTTTTAAAGAGGTCAAGATAGTCTAGCTGTTGAATGCCATACAAGTTATACAAGAAGTTTTCTTTGCCTTTAATCATTACTGACTTTTGTTCGACAAAGTTCCACGGTGACATCTTTTTCGCGCCGTCTTGTCCAATCACCCGCGAAATACGATTGACAAGATATGGAATGTCGAAGAGTCGAATGTTCCATCCAGTAATAACGTCTGGCGTGTTTAGTGTATCAGACCACCAAGATAAAAAGTCAGACAACAACTCAGCTTCACTATCAAACTGCCTAAATTGTTTTTTCAAATGAGGGACACTTGACTGCGACGAGTCATACTCCTTTAAACCCCAAACAATATAGTGATCAAGGCGACTACTCTTAAGTCCAATTGCGGTTATTTCCTGATCAGCCACCGATGGCTCCGGGAAACCGTTGTCAGACTTACACTCAATGTCAAGAGACACGACATCAATCTTTTTTGGGTTATACTTAATCTCGTTTGGAAACTCTGCTTGAATAAAAGCAGGTATATGACGATCATTTCCATAAATTTTAAAACTATCAATTCCTTCGTAATTTTTAATAAACGCTCGACAGTCTGACATGCTTTCGAACCGCATTGGCTCAAGAGGGAGGCCGTCAAGTGAACGCCACTTTGCGTTGCTATCCTTGCTTTCAAGATACATAACAGGGCGAAACCTGTATGTGGTGTAAATTTTTTGTCCGTCTTCGTCATATCCCCTGTATAGGAGAGTGTTCATCTTTCGCTCGATGCAAGTATAGAATCCATTAATCATGTAAGGATATTATAACATAAACCGGCAAAGATGTAAACAACAATCTTTGCCGGTTCAATTTTATGTATCGGTTCGTATTATTTGTTTATTACTATTTTGCGAGGTTTCTTCTCTTCTGGAACCTGCTTCTCAAGTGAAACAGATAGGATTCCATTTTGCAGAGAAGCTCCGCTCACGATGACATGCTCTGCCAACGTAAAGCGCCGCGTAAATTTGCGGGCGCTGATGCCCTTGTGGGCATACTCTCTTTCGTCTTTTTCAGACTTTTCACCAGTGATCACTAGCGAATTTTCTATGGTTTCGATGTCGAGTTCCGACTCAGCGAATCCAGCGACTGCCAACTCAATGACATACTGATCTTCGTCAAGTTTAACCACATTGTGTGGTGGATAAACATTCGAATTTTCTTTGTTAATCGAATCAAACTCTTGAAAGAGTTGATCGAACCCTATGCCAAACGGCCTATACAGTGTGTTTATTTTCATTTTCGTTTCTCCTATTTAAGCGAGTTTTATATGTATTCACAGACCCATCGCTGGCATCCGTGTTGTTACCACCGTGGTAACAAATTTATTTATATTGGGGCAGCACAAATTCTTTGAAAGAAAGCAACTTTCTGCTAGAAATTATTTCAAAGAAAGTTTTGGCCTCTTCTGAATTTAGCTTCTTGTAGTCAAACGATACTTCGCTGTATATTGGGCGATAGTGTAGAGTGCGCTCCTTAGAAACTAAGAGTAGTTGACCAGTGGTGACCATATCTGCTTTCTTAATGTCTCCTGTACGTATAGGATTCATAAATTTGTCTTTATGCGGCTTTTGAGACATCGCTTCAAGAAACTCATATGGGTCACTTATTGTATTATCGCGAAGATAGTTGTTTACAATTTCCCAGCGGCTCTCTGAACTTTTGCGAGCCGCTATGAGATGATCATCTTGAGCGTTTTTACTGTATCCAAGATTGGGCATATCAATGCCATGATTCGTGCGAACACAGTGATCGTCTTCTTGAGTTATTTCTTTTAACTTGTAGACATACTCACGAGGCTTTTCTGCGGTAGCATCTGCTTTCTTTACAGTAAATCCGCCTTCGAGCAGATAGCATGTTTCAGGGTTAAAGATGAATGTTGCTCCGGCAAGTTCTTTTTCAATAAGATATTGCGCCGCTTCTTTTGGTGTTTTACGACGAAGCGCGTTGCGAATAGCTAGTCCGTCAGGGGAAACGATAGGTGCCTTTTTCTTATTTTTGCTAAGTACTTTTTCTCCTTCTTTTTCGTCACTCTTAACGCTAAAAGAAGCGGATATGATAGACAGGCCATATTCGTTTACGCCTTCTGTCCAGCGAGTTGTCTGATCATCAATAAAGAGGCGTTGTATGCCATCACGGTTTGAGTTTACAACCTTGATAGAGGTTGAATAGTTTCTGTCGCGATTTTTAGCGCCGACCCAACCAAATTTCTTGATGTATTTTACTGCTACTACGCACATATGATACTTGCTATTATACTATTTATAATGTGGCGCTTTTACCGCGATTTAATTATCTTTCTCAGACCGTTTAGCAAAGAAATAACTAACTTTGCACTCGTCGGTCCTGGCCACGGAAAGCTTAAACCCATCACCCCTGTTGCAAACAGCAGCAACATTCGCGTGCCATCTGTACCAGCAAAGAGTGTTGATAGGGCAAATTTCCCCGAAAGCGCAGATAATATATCAGCAAAGTCAAAGTCATACGAGAAGTCTCCAGTAAATGACATATTCAACCAAATATAGAGCAACATGCCTGCAACAGCAAAACCACCTATTCTTTTTATGGTAGGATGTTTTTGCAACCAATTGTCAAGATTACGAAGGGCCTCTTCAGTCCATCGACCAATCTTACTTTTTGAAATATATTCTGCAACTGCACGTTGTATCTGAGCATATGCTGCAAAACCGGCTTTAATTGATTTCCAAAGATTAGCTAGATTAAAACGTAGTGCACTAAAAAACTTAAAAACTCGACTGTCTTTAAATAGGACTACAACGTCTTCAATCTTTGCTCCAGCACTTGATGCAAGAGTCTTTATAAAATCTAACTTGGCTCGCACTCCAGAGGTCAAACGGCTTAGAAAATTTTCAGTAAGTTCAACAGTTTCAAGAAGTGTCAAAGCTTCATAATAGTCGAGCTCTTCTTGAAGAGCATGGGAGTTGTATTCAGTGAAGCTTTTCATGCGCGTTTTTTAATATTACCAATGCTGTATTTTGAACGTAAGTCCCAGTTAAATTTATCTCTATGAGAAATAATTTTAATCTGTTTTAGACTTGTGGTGTCTTTCGCCTGATTTTTATTAACAATTTCAAGCAGTCCCCAGTCTGAAAGAAGAAGAGTGATTGTATTACGCCGGCACGTATCATCATACGTAAATGTAGATGGCTTGCCATCAAGCATAAAGAGTTCTTTAAAGTGTACAATAAAGTAGCGACCTTGCTTGTGCAAAATATGGCAACTTTGAAAGAGTACATTTTCTTCGCGCTTGGAAGCGACTCCAATACGAGAAAGAGTTTCTTTAATCTTTAAAAAGTCATCAGGGTCATTTAGATAGACCTCAAGCATTTGAAGTGGAGACCAATCTATAATAGAGGGGGAAAGTGGTACTGTCATAACGATATACTATATTTATATTATATCATATTTGAACACGATATAATATATTTATAATATAGCGTTTGTAATTTACCTAGCCCTACTCTTTCGCGCAGCTTTATTCTTTTTGCGACGCTTTTCTACTCGCTTTGGAGACAAGTTCTTTTTACCAGACGACACTCTCCAGCCTCCAGACATCATACGTTTAATAAACTTTGCTGGATCAATATGAAGTTTTTCGACTGGTGTGTCTGACAATACTTCTGCTTCAATTACTTTTTCGTGTGCTTCCTCCGACATCTCTTTTATTTTTTAGTTGTGTTAGTTGTGTCTGTGTAAACAGATCAAATACTGCTCGTGCTTTTTCAGCACTATAAGAGTATTCATCCATAATACACTGTATATATTCAGAGTCATCTGACTTTTTTGACCATTTGCTAAATCTCTTGCGAGCACGTATTCCATGCTTTAGAAAATCATACTGCATCTTGTGTGGCAAGAACGCTCGCTGATTCATCTCGTTTGCAAACAGCACTGTGTCGTTGAAGTATGACAGTCCACGATTTACGATAAATGGCACATACTGTTTGTCAACCGCATTATAGTCGAGTGCTTCGCTGTTATCTGCACGAGCAGACTCTAGCAAATTTTTACCACTTTGACCTTCATTGATGCTGTTGATAAAGTCAAACGGAGATAGTTTTTTATTTTCTATAGCCATTCAAGATTTCCCATCAATTCAGTCATGCATGCAACCATATTCAACTCTTTGTCAGCCATAAATCCTGCTTTATAGGAATAGTCAGCAAGAATAAGAACTGCTGAAGGAATTGAAGCAGGAGCGACAGTGTCATATAGACTATCATAGAGTTTACGAAAAACTACTGCGCTATCAAGTGTGCTGTTGTTTACAACCCATGAACGCATAGACTTGAAGTCTTTGCCTTTGAGATGACGAGCCAATTCAGCAATGCTTTGATCAGACATGCCAACCAAGATTGCAGTTGGAATCTCACCGCTCGTGCTGTATCGCTGACACTCGTTGAGCACACGTCTCCAGTCTGGAGCGTATCGAATGATAAGTTCTGCAAGAGTTTTTTCATGATACTTAACACCTTCAGTGTCTAAGATAAACATAAGACGCTTCATAAAGTCTCCAGCAAGAGTCGCTAAAGTTTTTT